ATCGACGCGCGCAACCACCAGGTCACCCTCTCGGGCCGCGGCATCACCCGCAACCTGGTCGATTGCTCGGCCGATCTGCTGAACGATCCGGGCATCCGCGGCGGGCAGATCAACGGGGCGAACGCGCTCGACGTGGCGGCCAAGCTCTGCAAGGCGTACGGCATCACAGCCCGCTCGGCCGTCGCCGACCTTGGCATCGCGATCCCGTCGTTTCAGGTGCCGCTGGGCGAGACGCCTTACCAGATCATCGAGAGCGTGGCGCGCTACGCCGGTTACCTGGTCTACGAGGACGTGTTCGGCAGACTCGTGCTGGATCGCATTGGAACCTCGCAGCACGCCTCCGGCTTTACCCTCCCGGGCAACGTCGAGGCGATCAACGGGGAGCGGTCTGTCGATGGCCGGTTCTCGACATACGTGGTGGTCTACTCAGGCGTCGACCAAACCGCCGACCTGGGCGGCCTGGCCAATCGCCGGGCAACCATCCTGGACGACACGCTGGGCGAATACCGGCTGCGCATCATTGTCTCCGAACAGATCGCGCCGACCCCGGCCGGGCAGCAGACGATCGACAACGACGCCATCGCCAAGCAGCGCGCGAATTGGGAAAAGGCCCGGCGCATCGGCCGGAGCCAGGGCGCGTCTATCACCTGCGATAGCTGGCGCGACAGCAGCGGCAACCTCTGGACGCCGAACTGGCTGGCGACGATCGACGCGCCGGCGGCCGACATTTCCAACGCGACGTGGATCATCGGCTCGCTGTCCTTTCGCAAGGACATGAGCGGCACGCACACCGACCTGATCCTGATGCCGCCCGATGCGTTCAGCCCCGAGCCGAACCCGTTGAACCTGTTCGACGCGGAGCTGGCGAACGCGCCGCAGACCTCGCAAGCCCCCGCGCCGCCGTCCACCAACACGCCGCCTTAGCGGCCGGAGCCTGAATGTCCACATCTCTCGAAGCAACCGTCGCCATGCTGGCGCGCCAGGTTGTCATGCTGGAGCGGCAGGTGAGTGCGCTGATGCTGCGCCGTGGCGCACCGTTCGCGCTTGCCCGCACGACGCTGACGGTGAACGACACCGGGCCGGTGCAGACGGTGCAGGCGCAGCTCGATGCGCTGTCCACGCGCGACAACATCCCGCTGCTCTATGGGTTCGGCGTCACCGGCTCGCCGCCGATCGGCACCGACCTGCATCTGGCTTTCCTCGACGGCGACCGGGCGAAGTCCCTGGCGATCGCCGGCGGTCACCAGACCTATCGGCTGCGGAACCTCGGCGTGGGCGATTCCGCGCTTTACGACCTCCGGGGCGCCTATGTCTGGCTGACCGCCGGCGGTCCCTCGGTTGCCTGCGCGGGCAACCCCATGACGATTGCCGGCGATCTGCACGTCACCGGCGCGGTCATCGCGGGCTATGGCGGCGCCGACCAAGTCGGTTTGCAGACGCACAAGCACGGCGAGGGCACCGCTGCCGCGGGCACCACCGCGCCTACGGCCAGCACCTGATGACGCATCTTGCCAGCGATCAGGCCGCGACGCGGACTGATGTGCCGTTTGGCGTCTGCCGCACTCGCGACGCGACCGCGATGCGTCATCCGTCGAGAGGCGGTTAGCACGGTGGGCGACATTCGCATCGTCTGGGACCCGGCCACGGGGACCGGCGACCTCAACATGCTCGGCGCCGGGCTGGAGCTGGGGCACGACCTGGAGACGGCTTCCCTGATCAGCATGTTCACCGATGCCCAGGTCGATCCCGGCGACATCGTGTTCGACAACGATCCGCACGGAAGCTGGATCGACACCTATGCGGCGCTGGAGGACCCGACTCTCGCCGTGATCCCGGACGATCATATCGGCTCGAAAATCTACCAGGCTTTCGCAAGGCCGCGCACGCAAGACACGCTGAACTGGTTGCGCGACCAGATCATCCAATGCCACGGCTGGATGATTACCGATGGCGTCGCGTCGGCGGTGGACGCGCAACCGTTTTTCACAGGCCCGGGCGGCATCGGCGCGATTGTCACCATCACGGCGAACGGCGTTCCGAACCTCTACAGCTACGCCTGGTCGCAGGAATCCTGATCCGTGCCATTTCCAAGGCCGACCCTCACTGCACTTCGCGCGCAGGCGATGCAGGACATCACCGCGTCCGATCTGCCGAACGCCGACGGGTTCCTGCGCAGGGCCGTGCTGCGCGTGCTGGCCTGGGTGCAGGCCGGCCTCGCCTATCTGCATTACGGCTACCTCGACTGGATCTCCCTGCAATCGACGCCGTTCACCTCGACCGGCGAATACCTGGAGGGGTGGGCGGCGATGGCGCCGACCCCGGTGCTGCGCGAGGCACCGACCTTCGCCTCCGGCCCTGCGTCCTGGCCGGGCGTGGTCAACACCCCCTTGCCGGGCGGGACGGTTTGCAGCCGCGGCGATGGCGTCCAGTACGCCACGGCGGCCGACGCGACGGTTGGCGGCGGCGGATCGGTCGCGGTGATCGTGGTTGCCCTGGTGGCGGGCTCGAACGGCAACACCGACAGCGGCACGCCGCTGGAGCTTGGAGTCTCGATCGGCGGCATCAACGCGACCGGCGCCGCGACGGCCGCGATTACCGGGGGCGCCGACCTGGAGACGGACGGCCCCATGCGGACCCGCATGCAGGAGAGCTACGCGGCACCGCCGCACGGCGGGAACCAAGCGGATTTCGTCACCTGGGCGTTGCAGGTGACCGGCGTCACCCGCGCATGGTGCGCACCGTGGATCGCCGGGGCCGGCACCGTCACGGTTTTCTTCATGATGGACGTGGCGGAATCGGCCTATGGCGGCTTCCCGCAGGGGACCAATGGCGTCGCCGCGCTTGAAACTCGCGACACCGCTGCGACCGGCGATCAGCTCGCGGTGGCGAATTTCCTCTATGCGCTGCGCGCGGTGACGATGCTGGTCTATGCCGTCGCGCCGCAGGCCTCGACGCAGGCGTTCACGCTCGCCGGCCTGTCCGGGATTTCGAGCGCGCAGCAGACGCAGGTGTCGGCCGCGCTGACCACCCTGTTCCTGCAAAAGGACAGCCCGCTCGCAACCACGTCGATCGAGCAGAGCGATTGCGCCGCGGCGATCACCGCCATCGGCGGTCTGCCGTCGTTCGCGATCACCACGCCCTCGACGTGGCCGATCACGTCTGCGCCCGGCTACCTGTTCACCCTCGGAACGGTCACCTATTCCTGATGCCGACCCCTCCCGCATTTGGCGATGCCGACTATCAGCAGGCGATGCTGCGGCTTTTGCCAACGGGCCGCGTCTGGCGCCGCGATCCCGCGTCCACGCTGTCGGCGGTCATGCTGGCGCTGGCACCGACCTATACCCGCAGCACGGCGGCAGCGGCACAGGTCCTGATCGACGCCAGCCCGGCAACGACGCAAAACCTGCTGGTGGAATGGGAGAACTCGCTCGGCCTGCCTGACCCGTGCACGGCGCCGAATCCCTCGATCGAGCAGCGCCAGGCCGCGGTCCGTGCAAAGTTTGGCGCGCGGGGAGCGTTGACCACGGCGTACTTCATCACGCTGGCGGCGGCGCTCGGGTTCACCATCACCGTTACCGAGTTCTCGCCGTACACCGTGGACATGCCTTGCGACGAACCGCTGCTCGAACCGGAGTGGGCGTTCATCTGGCAGGTGAACGCACCGCAGATCACGACTTTCTATTTCTCAGTCGAAGAGTCCAGCGTGGACGATCCGCTGGAAACCTATGACGCCGGCGAGCTGGTCTGCCGCATCACGCAAGACGCGCCGGCGGGAACCTTGGTGCTTTTCGTTTTCTCCTGATCGGGGCACTTCATGCAAAGAATCACTGATCCGACGGCGGTTGCCACGCTGCCGTCGCCTCCGGCGTTGACCGGAACGACCGGGTATTTCGGGCCTGCGGTGCCGGGCATATCGCCGGCGACGCGCGTCCGCTACTGGTTCGTCACCATGCTCCAGGAGGAGCTGATGTCGATCCTGGCAGCGGCGAGCATTACCGCCGACACCACGGGCACCGTGTTCAATCAGGTTCTGCTTTCGATCAAGGCATTGATCGCGGCCGTTCCGCATGGGGTGCAGACGTTCACGTCGTCGGGGACGTTCGCGGTCCCGACCGGCGTCACCGCCCTCGACGTCGAGGTGTGGGGCGGTGGTTCCGGCTCCTGGGCATCCGTGTCGGGTATTCCTGGCGGCGGCGGATCGGGCGGTGGTTACGCGCGAAAGCGCCTGTCTGGCCTAACGTCTGGTGCGTCGATCACGGTGACGATCGGGGCCGGCGGGACTGCCGGGACTACCGCTCCGGCCGCGCCTGGCGCCGGCGGCACAACCAGCTTCGCGGGAGCCGGGTTTACCACCGTCAGTGCGACCGGCGGCGTCGTCAGCGTCTCAAGCACGACCAGCATTCCGGTGTTTGGAAACAAGGCCGGCGTCGGTTCCGGCGGAGACGTCAACCTGTATGGCGGCGACGGCGGCAATGGCGGCACGGGACAGGGCAACTCCGGGGTTGTCGGCGGCGTCTGGGGCGGCTTCGGCGGCAATGGGCCTCTGTCTGGCGGGTGCAACGACACGGCGAATGGCGTCGGTATAGCGGGCTATTTTCCAGGCGGCGGCGCATGTGGCGCGGGCACCGGAGCAGCGGGCACGACGGCACAGAACGGCGCGGCCGGTGCAGCCGGCCTGTGCATCGTGAGGTGGTAGCATGTATGGCGCGCTTCGTGGCGTACCGGTGAGTCGCGGGCCGATCTGGCTCCGGTCGAAACTGCCAACTGCCATCAAGGGCTATCGCTACGAGATCGACCCGCTCGATGCGCAGGTGCTGACTTCGTTGTCGCTCGCCGCTGCGCCATCGGGCACCGGCGAGCTGGCGATTTCCGGCCTGGGCTATGGGTCCGAGATCGTCAGCTTCACGCTGGCGTCCGGTCAACCGACGCGGTGCTATACACTGCTGCTGACGGCGACACGATCGGACGGCCTGGTCAGCGAATACCTGTTCAAGGTCCGGATTGATCCCGTGCTGGTCACCGATCAGCCGAAGGCGGCCCCCTCGGCGGGGTTTGGCACGGCAGCCGTTTGGCCATGACGCTACGAGGCGCCGTACCCGGACTGAAAGGCTGAACGGAAGGCCGGCTGCTCCGCTACGGATTGCATATTTGGCCATATTGGCCGAAACACGCCTCGACGAGCTCGGGGAATCGGATGAGGACTCTGACCGCGAAGGACGCCAAGTACGGCTTCGGCCGGCTGATCGACCTTGCCCGGGCCGGACCGGTGGCGGTCGCCAAGCATGGGCGGCCGGTTGTAGTTGTGATGGCGGTGGAGGAGTACGAGCGGCTGAAGGTTTTTGAGACAGGCCACGTCGATAACAGCCCAAGCGCGACCCGGAACGCAGAATAATGGATCAGGCCATCCACAACAAGATCGTCTCCTTCATCTGCGGCATCGAGGCCAACCTCCGCTCGCGTTCGCATTTAACACCGGGCAGCCGGACGCATTCGGTAGATCCAAAAAAGAGTGAATCCCCGCGATGCCGATGATCACAGCCGAGCGCAAACTTGAAGAGTCGCTTGTCGCAAAGCTACGGGACCTCAAGTATGAATATCGCTCCGACATCCGCGATCGAACCACGCTTGAAGCAAACTTCAGGGAAAAATTCGAAGCCCTGAATCGTGTCACACTCACCGACGGCGAGTTCCAGCGACTCCTCGACGAGATCGTGACACCGGACGTCTACGAAGCCGCCCAGTCTCTCCGGAACCGGGAAGCCTTCGTCCGCGACGACGGCACGCCGCTCAACTACACCCTCGTCAACATCAAGGATTGGTGCAAGAACGCCTTCGAGGTCATCAATCAGCTCCGCATCAATACGGACAACAGCCATCACCGCTACGACGTCATACTCCTGATCAACGGCGTCCCCGTCGTTCAGATCGAGCTAAAGACGCTTGGGATCAGCCCTCGGCGGGCGATGGAGCAGATCGTCGACTACAAGAACGACCCCGGTAACGGATACACCAAGACGCTTCTCTGCTTCGTCCAGCTCTTCATCGTCAGCAACCGCACGGACACGTGGTACTTCGCCAACAACAACGCGCGGCACTTCGCCTTCGACGCGGACGAGCGGTTCCTTCCGATCTACCAGTTCGCGGCCGAGGACAACACGAAGATCACTTACCTCGACGACTTCGCCGATCGCTTCCTCGCCAAGTGCACGCTTGGCGAGATGATCAGCAGGTACATGGTCCTCATCGCCAGTGAGCAGAAGCTCCTGATGATGCGCCCGTACCAGATCTACGCAGTGAAGGCGATTGTCGATTGCATCGATCAGAACTGCGGCAACGGATATATCTGGCACACGACCGGCTCGGGCAAAACGCTCACCTCATTCAAAGCCTCGACGCTCCTCAAGACCAACGAGAACATCCACAAGTGCCTCTTCGTCGTCGACCGCAAGGACCTCGACCGCCAGACCCGCGAGGAGTTCAACCGGTTCCAAGAGAACTGCGTCGAGCAAAACACCAACACCGCGGCGCTTGTCCGCCGGCTCGAGTCCGACGACTACGCGGACAAGGTTATCGTCACGACCATCCAGAAGCTCGGGCTCGCCCTCGACGAGAACAGCAAGCACAACAAGCAGAACGTCGCTCAGGGGCGGTCAACGTTCAAGCAGCGGCTCGAACAGCTCCAAGACAAGCGGATGGTCTTCATCTTCGATGAGTGCCATCGGTCGCAGTTCGGCGAAACCCACAAGGCTATCAAGGAGTTCTTCCCGAACTCCCAGCTCTTCGGCTTCACTGGCACCCCGATTTTTGAGGACAACGCGACCGTCAAGCAGATCGAGGGAGACGTCGCCACCCTTCGAACCACCAAGGACCTCTTCCAGAAAGAGCTCCACGCCTACACCATCACTCACGCGATCGAGGATCGGAACGTCCTCCGTTTCCACGTCGATTATTACAAACCCAAGGACGCCGCTGCCCTCAAGCCCGGCCAGATTCTCACCAAGCAGGCGGTCGCCCAGGCTATCCTCGATAAGCACGATGCCGCCACCGGAGGCCGACGCTTCAACGCGTTGCTCGCTACCGCCTCGATCAACGACGCCATCGAATACTACGATGTCTTCAAGAGGCTCCAGGCCGAGCGTCAAGCCGCCGACCCCGAGTTCGTCCCTCTGAAGTTCGCAGCCGTCTTCTCGCCGCCCGCAGAGGGCAACAAGGACGTCCAGCAGCTCCAGGAGGACCTCCCCCAGGAGAAGGAGGACAACCGGCAGGACCCCGAGGGCAAGAAAACCGCGCTCAAGGCGATCATCGCCGACTACAACCAGCGGTACGGCACCAACGACGACATCAACAACTTCGATCTCTACTACCAGGACGTCCAACAGCGCATTAAGGATCAGCAGTTCGCCAACCGCGACCTGCCCCACAAGGGCCAGGAAAAGATCGACATCACCATCGTCGTTGACATGCTCCTCACCGGGTTTGACAGCAAGTACCTGAACACGCTCTACGTCGACAAGAACCTGAGACACCACGGCTTAATTCAGGCGT